TGTAAAATACACAGAGGAAAGGCGATGGGACTCGAACCCACATAACCCCGGCCCTTCGTCTTGCGACTCACTGGCCCTCGATGCCAATTTCTCATTTAAGGGGAACGCCCTTCATCTGTGTAAGCGGAGAGCAAGGGAATCGAACCCTCACCGGGGTTTAGACCGGGCCGCTTTAGCAAAGCGGTGCAACAAACCAACAGTTGCCTAGCTTCCGTAAAGACCAAATTAGTCGCCAAATCCTTCGCCAACTGAGAAATTTCTTGCTCAGATAGGCTCGGAATGGACTTGGGCTTAAACAAGTCCAGAGGAAGAACGTCCGACAATACGCCTTTATCCGTATTCTCAGTCATTTATTTCTACCAATTTGCCAAAGATCGAATTCAGTCCAATCCATCCATTGATACCGCCCCGGTTGTTGCCGATTTGGTATCTTTTTCCTTGGATAGCTTTAATCAAATGTAAATACTGGCTTCCGCCAACTTTACATAAGACAATATCGCCAACCGCAAGTTCGCCCTTTACAGGAGCAACCGTGCATAACTGCCCGGATTCAACTTTACCGTTCCTCAAAATCTACCAAAATCTCACAATGAGTATTTTGCATTTGATTCCTAATTCAACGAAGGTAGTTTCACTCTACTCGCATGAGCAAAGCCAGAGCTTCCCTCTCCAAAGGCGTTGGCATTACTGCCAGTTCCCGACGAACTATCGGTACTATAATTCTCAAGGTTGATCGCTGCATTAAAGTCTCGGTCAATCACCAAGCCACAACAATCACACCTGTATGTTCTGTCTGACAACTTCAAGCCGTTCTTGATATTGCCGCACTTGGAACACTTCTTGCTAGATGGGAAGAAACGATCAGCTTTGACGATCTCACACCCATACCAACTTCCTTTGTATTCAAGTTGCCGTCTGAACTCGTACAGACCTACATCCTGAATGGCTTGAGCAAGACAATGGTTTTTCAACATTCCAGACACATTCAAATCCTCAATCACGATCCTCGACTTGGTTTTCGTCAATTCACTTGTGATCTTATGTAATGTATCTTTCCTGATGCAAGCAATCCTGTAATGGAGCTTACCCAATCGTCTTGCTGCTTTCTTTCTGTTCTTCTTGCCTTTTTCTTTTCGGCTAACCCATCTTCCCAATCGCTTGATTTTCTTTAAGTTCTTCTTGAGTGCTTTGGGATTTTCAAATGGCTCGCCTCTACTCGGCATAGCCAATGTTTTGATTCCAAGATCAACGCCTACTGAACATTTCTCTTTGACTGTTGCTTCAGGCAGTTGTTCTTCAACTTGGACCGAAACAAACCATCGTCCTGTATGTTCGCTCACAACAGCACTGAGTATCTTGGCGTTAGTTGGGATGTAGCCATGTTCCTTGAGTCTGATCTTGCCAATTTTTGGTAGTTGAACATGAGACTCAAAGACTTTGATTGATCCAGTCAAGCGAAAACTACCGATGCTTTTCTTTTTGACCTTTTTCTTGGGGAAGCCAACTTTGCCATTGAACTTGCCTTCTTTCTTCAATTTGCACTTGCGAAAGAAGTGCTTGAAGGCACTGTCCAGATTCCGTAATGCCTCTTGAAAACTGCACTTGCTGCATTCATACGCCCACGGAATATCAGTCTTTTTGAGTTTGTTGATCTCTCTGTGCAAATCCACAGCGGTCGGCAACTTGGTCTTGTTCTGCATCGCCTGCTGCTTGATTTTCAGACCCCAATTATAGGCGTATCTTGCTGCACCAGCGTTCTTCAACAACAAGGTTCTTTGCTTATTGTTTGGGTCGAGTTCTGTTTTGTATCCTCGTTGGATCAACATGCAGTTGCCTCCTGCTTCTGTTGTTCCAATAACTTCCTTTGCTTCTTTATCTCGGCACTTCTGCGACCATAGATTCGATTACTAAATGAAGACATGAGTGAAAGCATGTCTTCGACAAGCTCTGCCTCATAAGTCTTTCCAAGAACTTCACCAATCCATTCAACTTCAACATCATGGCTGGCAAAAAACTGGTTCAAAAACTCAAAGTTGAAGCGAGTCAAGCGATCTTTGTGTTCGACTACAACCTTGTCAATCTCTTTGTTAGAAACCAGCTTGAACAGTTGTTGTAGTTTGGATCGGGTGTCACACATGCCCGACCCGACTTCCTCAAACGACTTGACGACATGGTAGCCTTGCTTGACACAATAAGCCAAGACACGCCCGTTCTGTCGTTCAAGGTCGCCTTTTTGCTTCTGTTCATGTGAACTTACTCTACAGTAAGTTCCAACTCGAACAGTATCTTTCTTTTTCTGTTCTTGGTGTTCGCCACAGAGTTTCTGGATGTCGGTTAGGCGATACCTGCGGTGATTCCCACAAGTCTTGACTGCTTCCAGTTTACCTTCATCATCCCAAGTTCTCAGAGTGTTTATATGGACTCCGAGTAGGTCTGCGGCTTTACCGATGCTTAACAATTTCTGGTTCATTCTCCAATAGTTCCTTTTCACGGAACACATGAAGCCATTCATCGTATTGTTTCTGAAACTCCTCAACTGTGGGGATTTCATCGAGTTCAAACATCATAGGATGGACAGTTCCATCTGCTGTTTCAAACTCGGTTTTGGTTACTTTGACGATCTTTCGGCTCAACATAATGTGTTTCCTCTCTTTATATGTAGTATCATAACTACAATTTTCATTTAGAAAAAGTCAGATTTTGTGAGATTTTCTGGCAACTGTTTTCAACCCTTCATCGAACTTCCCCTCGGACGAAAACTCACTGTTTCGCCTTTGCGGAGTTTTTCGATATATTGTGTGGCCCAAGCCATGTTTATTCCAATAAAAAAACCCCGGTAGCAACCCTAGCTGTTTAGCTTCTGGGTGGCTACCGGGGTTTGAACCCGTCTTCGTCCCTTATCAGCGGACGCAGCCTCCCCAGACGTTGCTAAATAGCAACGAGGATGATAAACTGCTAAGCTGATAGAAGAACTTGTCCACGTTTGCACCTTTTATTCTTGTGTAACACTATAGTAGTGTTCTCACGAATTTTTTTCAAGGAAATTTTTCTTTTCCCGTGTCTGCTTAGCATTCTACCACAATTTTCGGCGTTGTAAAGTCCCCGCCAACTTTTTTTCGGCGGGGACACCCACAATACGGTTGCCGAAAATCTACTCCCAGCTTTTTTCAGTCGCCGCCGCCACCGCCCCCATCACACCCGCCGCCACTGTCACAGGAACTTCCACTGTCATAACCGCCACTGCTTCCGCTGTCGTAAGAATGGCTGGAATGATCGCTGTAACTGTGATGGCTCGGTTCGTAAGCCGGTGGACTGTAATGGGTTGGTTCCGGTGCCGAATAGTGCGTCGGTTCGGGAGTCGAATGATGCGTCGGCTCAGGATTGCTGTTATAGACGGTTTCGGCCACGGAAGGTTCGCCAGATTTTTCGGATTCCCCGGCCAAACTCAAATCTTGATCCTGTTCGACCTGACCCTGCCCTTGGTCTTGTTCGACTCCCTCTTGCTCAAAAGGGGGCTGCTCGAATTGATCTTCTCTCACGCCCTCAATCGAGAATTCTTCTCGATAATCTTCCTCTTGATATGCGTCCGAGAAGAGCCAGAACATGGATTGGAAGAAGCCCAAGTCGTCAAAGACCCAGCAATCATCTTCATTATTGTAAGAAATTGCTCTAGTTCCAGATTCCGGTTCGTCGGCATTTTGGGATGCCTTGACCGTCACCAAATGAACGGTGAAAGTATAAATTTTCCCATTCGAGGTAACGACGAACTTATTTGTGGCCTTCTTGAGTGGCACATCCTTCAAAGGAAGGTTGCCAGCGGACTCTTCATTCAAGATGACGGCCCCATCGCCCTCAATATTCACATAGGCTTCGCCATCAGCATGAACAACCAGATAAAAGTCTTGATCGTTCCAAGACTTTGGCCGTTCCCTCTTGTAGTTCTTCGCTTTTCGCAAAGAACACAATCTACCACTTTCATCACGGAAAGAGACGGTAATCGAGTCGAGTTTCAGATAGGTATTCAAGCAATGACTCCTTGTGCAAGCCGGGGGAATTGTCAATCCAGCCGAATGTTACCACGAAAAGAAATGTCTGTAAAGAGGAAACCTTCAGGAAGGAACTAAATAGAAGTATGGCAATCCAATACACAGCAACAGGCGGGATCAGTCTTTACGGATGTGCCCGTGTCAAATTTTCAGCTTATTACACCTATAAATTCGGTGAGAATTCCATCGTTTTTCTACGGTATAAAGCCGTCCGTGGTGTTTTGGAAAAAATTGCAATCAAAAAAGTGATTTTGCAATCCGGCTACCAAACTGGTGGGCTGATAGTTCCTCTTTATCAGGATACTCTAAACTCTTATTATAACGAAGAGGAATTATGCACTCACCAAGAAGCTGTTGATTTAGCAACAGCTTATTACGAAAATCTAAAAATACTTGCAAACGAAGCTCTGAGACGTTGCTAATCAAATAAAGAATTCCAAGTGACTTTGACTTTCTTTCTCTTAATTTTGCCACTGATGACTTTTTGTTCTGTTTCTTGACCCTTTTGAGCGGCACTTTTCAAATCCTCAAGAATTTCTCGGTCGATTTCCGCTTGTAATTCTTTGGCAAGAACCTTGGTCAACTCCGCTTCGGCGTCTATATTGTGAAATTGCCGTAAGTCTTGAGCGGCCTCATAAGACCAAACGGCTTTAAGTTTTCGTGGAGTTGCGACAATCTGTTGACTATCTATAGTAAGAGGGTATTCGCACATAAATAAGGAGGATACATGGCTTGCTGCGGTAGAAAAAAGCCTAGACGGACCAAGGGTGTATCGGGTAAAATAAATCGGAGTTCGCTTGACAAAAACAAGCGTCCCAAAAAGGTAACAAATGAGCAACAGCAAAGCAATACTCAAAATCAGCAATGACTATTCCTTTCTGATGACAGATCAGACTGGAATAAAACACAAGATTTGGGATTGCCTCAGATTCCGTGAAAGGAACTATTTCCACAATCGCCGCTACAAAATGGGCATGTGGGACGGCTATACCGAATTCTTCAAACTCGAAACAGGCAAATTCCTCACGGGGCTGCTACCTGAAGTGCTTTCAGCATTAAAGCACTTCAATGTATCATATGAAATTCAGGACGAAAGAACAAAAACACCGTTCCTATATTCTGAAATAAAAGAAGATTTTTTCAACAATGCCCTGCCACCGGGATACAACCCGGTTACGCTTCATGATTACCAAGTTGAGTTAGTTAACAAAGTAATCAAGCATAGACGAGGCGTTATATATGCCCCCACAAGTGCGGGCAAAACCTTCATCATGCTCGGCATTCTGCGTGCAATTCCGCCAAACACGCCGACCCTTGTTTTACAAAATAGAGTCGGCTTGGCTGAACAAAACTATTCTGAAATCAGTAAATGGGGAGTTCAGAATGTCGGTACGTTATGGGGTGGTAATGTAAAACCAAACATAATTACCGTGGCATCGGTCCAGTCCGTAGCCAAAATGGAAAAAGTGCTATCAAAAATCAAAGTGGTAATCGTGGATGAAATCCACGACATGATGAGCGCTTTGCCTAAAGCTGTATATCGTAGACTCAAAAGTTGCGATATACGGGTAGCCCTCAGTGCTACACCGTTTAAATTTGGCGAGAAAGACAAAGTTCAAAAATATTACGTCAAAGGATTCTTCGGGCCGGTTCTGGAAATTAAATCGGCTGAGGGTGGCGTACTCACAACCAAAGAGCTACAAAATCGTGGCATTCTTTCTGCTTCCGACTGTACGTTCTACCCAATAGACGAACCTGCAATTCCTTACGATATTTATCTGGATGCTGTCACTCGTGGTATTGCGGAAAGTTTCCACTTCCACAAAATTGTCACTAAGCTCGCCAAACAACAAAAAGGCAGAACACTTATTCTGGTGGATCGTATTGCCCACGGCGATGCCCTCCATAATCTCTTGCCGGGGTCTTTATGGGTACAAGGAAAAGACGACTCAAAAACCCGCAAGGGCGTTATCGAGACTCTTCAAAAATCAAAAAAGAACGTAATTGCGATTGCTACCCAGCAGATTTTCAACACGGGTATCAACGTCTTTATCCACAATCTCATTAACGCTGCTGGTGGGCAGGCCGATCACCAAATCATTCAGAGAATGGGTCGTGGACTTCGTACAGCAGAAGATAAAGAAGGTTTGAATTACTACGACTTCTTGTTTAATATAAACCCCTATCTCTTGGAACACAGCCAGAAGCGTATCAGAATATTGAAAGAGCAAGGACATACCGTTACAATTAAAGATAAAATTGACTTTTAAAGGAACTGTATGCAAGACTTGCCAATTGAATTCTACAAAAATCACAGCGCACTTATGGTCGAAAGATATGCTAAAACAGCCAAAAAGCTAGGCATTATCTGGGAGTCGTATTTTGAAGACGCTAAAGTTTTTCTAAAATATGACGATTATAAGATATGGGTTTTTCTATGTGGAGTAGAAGAAACCTTCAAAGAGGCGATGGATATGCGTCTGTTAAGTAAAAAGGGCGCAAAAAAGCACGTCATGAAAGTGACTGAAAAACGCCTCTACACAATTCGGGGCAAAAACGACCTCGAACTTTATCTAAAGAATATGTGAGGAAGAAATGCACGAAGTTCCTGTTACCGAAGCAATGAAAAAAATTGCAAAAAGAAAAGCTGATGCGATGGGCCAGCTAAAGAATTCAATAAGAAAAGGAGAAGGAAATGAAACGGGATTTCTTGGAGAAATGGCCGCTAACAAAATATTGAAAGGAAGAATAGTGAGCGGCACGTCTTATGACTATGACATAATCAAAGACGGGAAGACATACGAAATAAAAACAAAAGCTCGAAGCGTTCCGCCAAGATTGAATTATAATGCAACTGTTTGTGCAAAAAATACCAAACAAGATTGCGATAACTATTTGTTTGTAAGTTTGTGCCCTATTGAAAATCCAACAAAAGCCTATGTGATGGGCTGGATAGAGAAAAAGAAATTCTTTGATAAAGCATTTTATCTTAAAAAGGGTCAAAAAGACCCCGGCACACCTTGGCCAGCAAAAGAAGATTGTTACAACCTCAAGTATTCCGAATTGAATAAAATGGAAGAAATACCAAATTTAGAAAAAAATGAATTACACATTTGAAAAGGCTTGGGAAAAATTCCAAAAAGCTCTAACCAAAAGAGCGATCCGCACAATGACGCAGAATGAGGCTCGTCTCATTTGGGATTTAATTTTGGAACTAAAACCCAAGGCAATGCTGGAACTTGGTGGTCAACATGGGCATTCCGGGCTTATCTTCTCCGACGCCATGAAGCAAGTAGGCGGTAAATTTATCACCGTTGAATTGGGAGCATGTCCAGAAAACAACTATCCGCCTGAAAGTTGTGGAACTTTAGAATTTCTTCCCGACGATGATCCTTCAATTATCAAGGTCTGGGGGAATGCCGAAAAGAAATTGCCTGAATTACTTAGACAATATCCCATCGAATTAGTCTTCCACGACTGTGCCCACACTTGGGATCACGTCGAGTTTTGTGTCAAAACTATTCTGGATCACGATCCAAAAATTACGCAAATGTGCCACGATTGTGCGGAAGGAATGTGGAAGCCGGATGTGGAAACAAAGTACGGCTATATCTGTGCCGAGCGGCCTGTATTCGATAAGTATTTTTTGAATAATCCCAATTACAATTATAGAATATTTGAGGAGAAATACGGAGTTGGAATAGCCACCTACAATGGGACGCCGCAAGACACTAATTAACAAAGTTGCCAAAAAGAAATACGAAAAGAAATGTTATTTCTGCGGCGAAGAAGATTACTCAGTCTTGGACTGTCATCGCATTGTGCCCGGCGAAGAAGGTGGCAAATACACCGATTTCAATACAATCGTTGCCTGCTCTAATTGCCACCGAAAAATTCACAGTGGACAAATAAAAATCGACCGGAAGTATATGTCTACTTCCGGTCGATGGATTCTACACTACTGGATTGATAGTGTAGAGAAGTGGGAATAGTGTTACTTGCAGCAACACTTCCGGCATCCATAGGGCGGAAGAACCGCCTTGATAACCTTGCGAACGGGCTGATTGCAACAAGTATTGCAAGCAGTTTTTTGTACACAAGGGGTGCAAACTGGCTGGCAACAACGCTTTCTCCAACCGGCCTCAGCCGTACCAGAGAAAGCCATCACCGCAAACAAGCAAGCAGCAGCAACTAAAGTCTTCATTTTCAAAAGCCTCCTTGAGAGGAAACAAAAAAGACGCCAAACCTTTCGGCGTCAGGAAGCAAGTATAATCAATCGTTCAATACTTGTCAACCCCGTAAAGGGACCGAGTTAGCTAACTCAACTACAGATTTGAAACGTCTGGGTTCACGGAAAAGATTGGCATTTTCCACAATCCACTTCTCGGCCTCAACTGGATCAATCACGAATCGTTCCCTCGCCAGCTTTTTGAATTTAGCAAAGTCTGGTGTTCTCGTATGAACCCGTGGATCGAATGGGGTATACCAGCCATTACCGTGGTTTATTTCGAGATAATCTGGATAGGTCCAGTCAGTAATCTCATACTCGCCGGGAAGAAGAACATGCCGCCCAGCAATGTAAGTTGAAACAACTCGATGATGCCCGTCATGCAGGAAAATCTTCCCGTCATCGAAACGAGAAAGCTGAATAAGGGGCGAAACCCGGTTTAACCCCTGCGACCGGCTATATTCTTCAAGATATTCTTTTGTCCACACTCCACCATTGACAACATAGAGAACCATTTCATGCAGATTCTCTTTGTGTCTCAGATAGTTGTGCGTCACCCACAACTGGTCGATATTCATTTGCGGCCTCACGGATTTCTTCAAACAAACCGTTTTCATCAAACGCTGCTTTTGCGTTCATTTCACGATTGCGTTCTGCGTCTTTCATTTGAGTGAAAAGATAAGCAATCATCTTCTCAAAGTCTTCAATAGGGATTTTTTCCCTCACTGCCCAATTGATAAACCTCATTAGAAACTTATGGAAATTCATCATAATTTCCACAAATTCCTCACGACGCACGGGGTCGTCGGGATACAACTGTAGAGATTCGCTCCGCATCAGGTTAGAAAATAAAGCTAATCGCTCTTCTTCTAATTGCTCAATTTCTCTCAAATTCTTCAAGTGAGCCATTTCTGCTTGAGCCGCAAATAGACCCATAAACCCGATCATAAGGCCCGCTATAGGATTCTGAAAATAAAAACCCAACGGGATGGCGACCAAACCACAAACAAATGAACAACGAGTTGCCCAAACTGTACCTGTCCACCAATCTTTGGAAATTGCACCGATTGCTGAACAAAGAATGCGACCGCCATCCATCGGGTAGGCAGGAATCAAATTGAAAAGAAGAAGCGAGAAATTCACTTTGAATGCAAAATTAACAATTGCATGTTCTAGCGTTTCTGCCTCGCAGAATTGCAAAAACCCAAAGGCAAGGGCACCCATTACCAAATTGGTAATTGGTCCCCAAATAGTAATGATAAATTCATGCCAAGGATTTTTATGCCACTCACCGGAGATAGAGGCAAGTCCGGCCATCGGATACAACGAAATATCTCTCGTTTTATATCCTAGATGTTTGGCGGCTAAGGCGTGCCCATATTCATGAACAACGACAAAGGAATAGGCGAAAAACACACAAAACACGACTGTGGTTGCAAGAACCAGACCGTGCAAAAAGCCTTCGCCCAGCCCCGTCAAAAAGAGCATGGAAAATAAAATCAAAACAAATAGCTGGAATGACCAACTAACTTTTAGCTCGATTCCCTCGAAGGAAAAGAGCGTAAAGGTTCTTAAATATTTCATTTTTCATCCTTGTCCAATAAGGGCAAAAGCACACGAATCTCTTCTGCCGATGCTCTCGTCCAAATTGGTTGTTTGTTGCTTCCTAATTGTACCCAATCAAAATACTCTGGATGTTCTTCGTACCTTTCAGCGTACAAGATCACCAAATCGTCTATATGTTCTTTTTGTATGCCCCATTGCAAAAATAGTCCTTGTGCAATCTCAATCAATTTCTCAATCGAGTTAGTTACACTCGGCCCGGTGTTCAAATCTAATTCAGTAAAGAAAACCAGATAAAAAGGATTGCGATGAAAAATTTGTATACGACAAGTTCCTTTGTTTGAGGAAGCCCCGTAGATCAGAACGTCATCGTATACTTTTTTGAGATTACTCATCAGCCTCGCCCTTTGAGTGCATCAACGAGTACAGAGGCTAACCCCATACATCCCACACACCAGACATAATCAATAGAGCGGCTACCCCATGACAGGGTTGGGAATCCCAACGCCCATAATAGGGTGCCGCCCACGAAGCCGAGCAACAGTGCTTGACGCCAGCGAATCATTTTGCCCTCACGAACACCGGGCAAGATCATCGACAGTGACGTTCGGCTGATACCGGAAAAGCATTTTCTTGATGGATTCCAAAGGAACACAGTGAGTTTCCTGATTCTTCTTCCACAGGAACTCAGCCATCTTTTCCAATTGCTTCCGGTTGCCTTCCTTATCGGTCAGATAAGGTGCAATGTCGTTGACCCACCACGGCGAGGTCGGTTCACGGATTTCCAAACGATAACCGTACTGAACCGCCATATCGAAGTACGGCATCATTTCACGAATCTGCGTATTCGTATTGTCCACGATTACGAGCGGACCCTGCCGCTGCATAACCATGCGGGTGTTCTTCTGGCACTGCTTGTGAGCATTGCCCAATTGCTCAATACACCAATTCTTGACGTACTCTTCCGGCGTCGAGCCGAAGAAGTGGTCCGCCGAGAAAATGATTTCAGGAGTATCGCCAGCCAATTCCTTGGCACGATAGCTCTTGCCTGATGCGGGAACGCCCCGCATCAAGATCAACACCTTGTTATTTTCAGGGCTTTTCAGCCAACTAATGTCCATCTTTCGCCTCAACTAGAACGGGCTGTGGTTGTGGCGTGATGCCGGTCAAACGCCCACCAAAAACCCGAATTTTGTAGTAAGAATCCTTGTGCAAATCGTTGTGATACCAGAAGGAATCAACCGTGACCACTTCATCGTCGGACTTCACGAATTGCGCCCGATAAACCGGATGCCCCTCGTAATCAACGTCAGTCCATTTTTGTACCAGTTTGGCGTCGTACTCCGAAGCGCCAAAGCCAGTGGCACTTACAACCAGTAAGACCACGACTGCCACAATCACCAACACAACGAGAAGTTCGATCAACGTAAAGCCATTGCGAAACATGATTCCTCCAAGGACATACGGAGACAGGGATTTTACTCTCACTTCGCCAAACGATTTTTGCGAAGCGTTTTATTGTCAAACAAGCCGCCTTGGACGAATCTCCTTGTCGGACCATCTTGAAGCGGTCTACTTGCCATTTGCCGTCAGATACTTTGACATATACGCCTTCTCGTGGAATAGCGGCAAAAGGCGAATTATCGTTCGCCAGCGTCTCAAGTTCTTCGTAGGACGAGACGCCAATCTTTAGAGTCGGAACGACAGAAAACCCAGATTTTTGAAGGGCATCCATCGCCAGTTGTGGGTCCAAGAACTTTTCGGCCTCGTAGTCGTATACGTCGTAGGCCAAGAACCAATCCGGCAGCGAGTCATAGACCATGCCATGAATTTGAATCATCCACTCGCCGTAAACGGATACCGGGCCAAGCAAATCATTCAAAGTCTCGAAATTCTCACGATGGTCATAGAACCACCCCCAAATCGAGGCGAATTGTTTTTTCGCCGGGGTGTCCTTCATAAAGCCTTTGCGGAGAATGTGTTCCCGATTACGGATAATCGGCTCGCCATTCACCAAGGCCATACCAGAATTGGCTCCGTCAACTTTCTCTTGAACGAAAGTCCTCTTGAACGAAAGTCCGGGGATTTTCAAAAATTACCTTGGCTTCGTCCTCAGAAACGACTAGATCACCCCGTACCGTATTCGGCTTCCACGGAAGATGGCGAGTCTTCGGGAATTCAGGGAGGATTCGTTTCTGGTCTGCGAAAGGTTTCATGTGGTATATTCTACCACAGAAAAAGCAGGGTGTGAACTACCGCTCCCCTAAAGGGGAGCGGCTTCCGCTCTAACCAACAGCCCACTTTTAGCGGGTCTTACATCAGAGCAAGCGGCTATCCCCTCTGTTCCAGAGGTTCTTATTCTAAGCCCTTCGTCCAGTATGTTGCAAGCCGAATTGTGGTCACGTTGGTTTGTCTCCCAACAGTTCCAACAACACCACTCTCGTTCGTGTGGTTTCAAGTCCTTGTTCCTCCAGCCGCAGTGATGACATAACTGCGATGACGGAAACCAGCGACTCACCTTCACGACTTGCCTGCCATACCAGACGGCTTTGTAGCACAACTTCTGGATGAACGAGTAGAAACCACAATCGGCAATGTCTTTGTGCCTGCGGCGTTCCTTCCATCTCGGCTCATCTCGTTCTTCGGGTGCTACCTTTGCAAGCATGGACTCAACGCTCAAGTCCTCGACGCATACAACTTGGTTTTCGTTGATGATACGTCTCGACAACTTGTGCAGGAAGTCTTCACGCTTGTTGTGTACCTTGAGGTACAACTTCGCTAACTTGGTACATGCTTTCCTTCGTCCATTCTTTCCTTTCTCCGCACGACTAACCGCCTGATGCAGAAGTTTCAATCGCTTGGCATACTGCTTCATCGGTCGTGGGTTGTTCTCCACATTACCGTTGCTATCTACCATGCCACGCACGTTCAGGTCATAAGCAATGACTTCTGCCGTCTCTGGTAGCGGTTGTATCTCACGCTCGACCGTGATGCTAACATGATACTGCCCTGCCTTGTTTTTGTTGATGGTCGCAAACTGTATCTCGCCTTCAACATCACGATGTTGGATGACTGGTATGCCTTCAAGGAACTTAGGCATTACCAGTCTGCCGTCTATCAAGTAGATGTTCTGCTTGACTCGGAAGGACTGTTGCTGGTACTTTTTCTTGAAGCGTGGGAAGCCCTTCTTCCCTTTCTTCTTTTCCTTGCACCTGCGGAAGAAATGGTTGTAAGCGTTCTGCAAGCACTCGACCGCATACTGCAAGGATTGGCTACCTACTTCATTGAGCCAAGTGTAGGTCGTCTTGAGTTCTGGTAGTTCTTTCTCGTTGTCGCTCCGCTTCAACGACTTCTTGTTGGTCTTGTACTCCTCAATCCTCTTGTCGAGGAAGTGGTTGTACACCCACCTAACGCAGCCGAAGTGCTTGGCAAGCAATACTTCCTGTTGTGGTGTTGGTGACAATCGAAACTTATAGGAGTACAGATGCTTCACTTGTTTCCTTGTTTGGTATATTCTCTGATGAAGTCACGCAACGTGTCCGACATGGTTTTGTAGTTCTCATCGCAGAGTTTCTTGAACTTATCGAACAGTTCGCTTGGGACTCGGACAGATAGTACCTTGTCGGCTATGTTCTTTTTCTTTGTCATGCACTTTATGTAGTATTGTAGGACAATTTCTTGCAAAGAAATCTGATTTTGAGCCGATTTTTAGGGGTGCGATTTTTGTCCCATTCAGCCAAGCGTCACCATACTTCATGGGTTAGATGATTTTGATGGCATCTTCACGGCATCGCCTTCATCCCCTACCCTAAAGGGCTACCTGCCGTCTCGGTCGCTACGCTCCCTCACTTGGCAGGTAGCCTCTGGAGTACCAGAGGTAGGGGCTTTCGGCTCCGAAGAACGGTAAAGCACTATGCCCAAGGTCGATGATTCCAGTGAACCGTTTTCTGGTTCTGGATATAAGCAACGCTGCAATTGTCTGGGTAGTTGTGAAGATCGGGCACAACCTCTTGCCCCGCAACAACATCGTACATTGCCTTGATGACCGATCCGTGGGAAACTACAAGTAATTTGGGGTGGTCTTCGCCAAGAATATAATTTCGCATCCGACCAACAAATTCGCCTTCATCTTCCATAAAGAAATGAAAATCATCTTCGTGATGCCAGTGGAAATGGCTGTAATCTTCTTTGCGGTTTACAACTTTACATTCTTCATAACTCATCATGATTTCTCTGGGACCGGATTTCACTTGGAAATCAATCCCCGTCAAGCTGTGAATAATGTCGGAAGTCTGCAAACAGCGATGGTAAGGGGAAGTAATACCGACAAATTGTTTTATATCTGGAATGTGATCCCGAAGATATATGCCGGTCTTGACGGCTTGTTCCACGCCCCGTGGAGTCAACTCGCTGTCCAGATTTGTTGTAAGTTTGACGTTATAGTGGCTTTCTCCATGCCGAATAAAAAGATAATCTCTCATTCAAATTCATCCAATCTCAAAGTGAGGCATTTGCAGGCACCGCCTGCTTTTATGAATTCTGATACATCGGTATGATACACTTCGTAGCCTAGATTTTCAAGCTGTCTGTAGGTGTTCTCGCAACCACTTGGCATTACGATTTTGTTGCCTAAACAAACAGCATTGCACGCAAATTTTTTTGCATCTTCTTCGCAAACAGAAATGTAATCCATAGAATTTTTAATCTTGTCCGCACTATCTTGAGAAAAAGCTGGCAAATACACCAGTGCAAACCCATCTTTAAGAGGGCAAAAACAAGTGTCAAGATGATAAAAATAAGGATCGACCAGATGCATGGAATGGATTGTCATTTTTCCGAGATTTAGTCTGACTTCATCATCTTCATAAAGAGCCATTTGACTAGACCGAAAACCCCAGCCAGCATAAAGCTGATCTGATGAGTCTCGATAATGATTATAAGCAAAAAGGGCATCGCCTGCCCCCTCGAAGAAATTCTTTACCTCAACTGTTTTGAACCCATTTTGTTCAAACCAAATTTTGTAAAGTTGAGTTTCTGGTCGTCTTTCAGGATGAAAAAATTTAGATAGATAAGCTGTGTTTTTGTGAACTACCGCTACCCTAAAGGGTAGCGGCTTCTTGGCTCAACGACTCCAACTTGCTCACTTGAATGCCTTTGATTTTACTCAAAGCCCCAAGAAAAGTAGAGGTTGAAATCTCCCCAAGCGTATATTCCCTGCGTTCCACAGGTATTTGTCTCATTCCCTCATCCCTGATACATATTGCCGACTTAACATCCCTGTCCATCACAAAACCACAACCACACTCATACACCCTATCGGCAAGTGTCGGTGCGTTCTTCTTCCCACACTTAGGGCAGAGCTTGGTAGAGGGATAGAACTTGTCCACTTCAAGCGGAGCGACTGCCTTGTGCTTCAAGTCAGCCAATATAGACCCAATGCCTGAAAATTGAACTTTCTTTCCATGACCGCTTGCTTTCCACCCAGCAATGCTCTCGTCCTGAAAAACAACATACCGATAGTTGCTCACAACAGCATTGACCAACTTATGCCGAATGTCCTTCCTACGATTGGTCAATTTCTCGTACTCAATCCTTCTCTTCTCCTTATCCTTCTCCTTGTTGTTGCTATCCTTCCGTCTCTTCTTCATTATCTTCCTGTCCAACTTCCTCAACCTCTTGGACACAGGAACTTGAAACCGAACCTTGACACCATTAGAAAATGTCAGTTGTGTCTCGCACCCAAAGTCAATGCCTATCACTGCTTCGGGGATGTGCTTCTTCTGTTTGTTGGCGTAGGTCGTAATGTTGATGTAGTAGTCGCCGTTCCTCCGTATCAAGGTCGCACAAGCAATCTCGGCTTCTTTCGGTATTTGCTCAAGCCCTCGTACTCTCAACCATTGCCTCATGCCTTGCAACCGTACTTTACCTTCTCTGATGTAGTAGGAGTTATTGAACTGCTTGAGCGGGATGGAGTTCACCATTCCCTTGAACTTCAACCTTCCCACTTTGTATCCTTGTTCCTTCAACGCCGAGAGCGACATAAGCGAACCAAACAGTCGTGTCTTGATACCTTGCTTCATTTGCGAAGTCAGGACATCAAAGTATCGAGTTTCGTATTTGTCTCCGACCTTGACAGGTACTTTCTTTGTAGTCGTGTCGGCATCATCCACGTTGTCGTGGGACAGGCAGTAGTTGTAGAACCATTTGGCTTCCTTGAACAAACCGTTGAGATGTCCGAGAGCAGCGACCGACAGGTGCGAGTGGTCAATTTTGACTTCGTACACCTTACAGGTCTGCGACTTCCGCTTCTCTTTGGTTTCGTTCTTTTTGGCTAGCCTTTTATTCATCAACCTTATATAGTGTTGTCATCGTAATTTTTACGACGGGAACGAGAAAAACTCTTGAGGCAATCTTTGGACAACTTTCAGTCGTGTGATTGTTGTCCCATCTGTGTCCTGTTTGACCATACTTCATCTTGCTTCAAGAGGGAGAAATTTCTGAGGCGATCTTTAGTCCATCGCCTTCATCCCCTACCCTAAAGGGCTGGTAGGCAGTCTCCCTCGCTCCGCTCGGTCGCTTTGCCTACCAGCATCTATGATGTAGGGGCTTTCGGCTCCGAAGAGCCGTAAAAACAATATCGGGCACGAGGGCTTTACCCTGCATAACTTCGACAGTGGCTCCAAGACTTCTCAATAATTCAACAAGACGATTCCATTGTTCAATAGCTAAAGAATTTGAAGGTTGATTTTCGACCTTCATCCACGGGTTAATTTCATAACTAACTCGGTAAAAATGGGGATCGCACATTAAGAACTTCATACTACTCTCTTCTATAGGCCATTAACCTCAAAAGATCACCGACAGTTCCGCCTTGGGAACTGTCTATACGAGCCAAAACATTCGTCTGCACGTCATTGGGCAGTGCAGAGAATTCTCCCAGAGATTGCAACTTTTGCTTTAGATTATCCTTGTTGAAGGTATCCAGACCCTGAGACATACCTTTTTCGCCATCTAACCCTAAGTAATTTAAGATCACATTGCGATAAAAGTCAAAGTTTTTTTCTTCAGATTCTAGCCACTGTCTAAATTTCATTTGCTAAATAACTCAAATCTAAAAGTATTATTTTCTTTAATTGCCTGTTCATGACCGACATAATACCCAATAGCAAACCCGATAATAATACCGAGGATGATCGCCAAAATTCCTTCTTGTTTCATTTTGTGTACCTCAAACAACTGGACTCTGCTGATATATAGGTGTATGAGCAAATTAAGTTTTAGACGCTGGACGATTTTGAAAGAGTGGGCCGATTTTGGATTTGAGAAGAGATTGGCCGATTTCAAAGCACATGAATTAGGTGGAACCGTGCCACATGAAGGTTCTGGCCCAATTGATCCTATTGATTCCGAGCTTATCACAGATGAGCTACGTCGGCTACCTCCTTTGGGTTATTTTTCTTGCCGCTCTAAAATGTCAAATTTGTTGGAATGGGGATATGACGTAGGTGCTTTGCAAGTTTTTATCAGCCCAATTGGTTCTTACAAAACGATCATTCGCAGAAAAACAAGAGACTTGCAAGGCGAAGAAACTTGGGTTTGCAAAGACGTAATCGACTTCAATGAAAATGAACACAACGACAATGAAGTTCCGCTGGCACACCAGATATATGACTGTCTCAACGAGCTTCACAAAGAAGAGTTTGACTCTCCGAAAGCCGAATATAAAGATTTTGACAAGCTGGCCCATGCTCTTTTCAACGAAGTTAGACACCATTATCCAGCTTATTGCATGTTCCCCGTTGGCATGAAGAAAATGGACGAAGGATATTACAAGATTATTTACGAATTCCGTGGCCACGGCGTAGAGACACCGGGCAGTGGAAGAGCAGAACAATTCAATATTGATCTATTTTGGGACAAAAACAAAGGGCTAATTAAGTGTTGGGGATATAACATAGATTCTAAGGTCCGACAGCACACATGGACAGTCCAACCATCGGATTTTGAAGAATGGTTTGCACCTACTCAAGATATAAAAAAAACAGTTCGGGCCATAAAAACAATCTTGATGACGTACTGAAAATTTGCTATAAATTAACAGTTTTTGTACGGGAGAACCCATGAAATGAAAAACTTCTTGTCGGTGAAGCAATTGGACCGTGAGAAGATTGAAAAACTGTTAATTTCGGCAATGGAAATCGAAAAGATGTTCCATGCACCATTTCGACCGAGAGAATTTTGGTCGAACAAAACGATGGCATCTTTTTTTGGCGAAGCCTCTACTCGAACAAGAATTTCTTTTGAAAGAGCCATGCATTGGCTCGGTGGCTCAGTAGTTACAGCAGCAGATGCTTCGGCATCATCTTCGCTAAGAAAGGGTGAAAGTATTCGTGACACCCTTTATACACTTTCCCAATATTCAGATGTAATTGTCTTTCGTCACCCGGACGAAACTTGGATCAATGAAGCAGATGCGGCTTCAGTACCAGTCATCAATGCTGGAAATGGAAGCGATGAACATCCGACTCAAGCAATGCTGGATTTGCTGACAATTTACAAGAAGTTCGGTCGCACATCAAATCTCAAATTTCTTTTTTGCGGCGATTTACGTCACAGCCGCACAGTAAGATCGCTTATCCAACTTCTAAAACTCTACGAAGGAAATGAGTTTTTGCTCTGTCCTGCAAAACACCCAGAATACAGCTTCAACTATCAAGAAAATGACGGATCATATGTGGATCATGTCGCTGATGTGGCTGATGCTGACGTAATTTATATGACTCGAATCCAAGACGAACGCTTTCCGGGCATTGACACACAGACCTTGAAATTCCCCATTTTAACACGAAAATTAGTAGAGAATTTAGGTCAAAACGCAATAATTTTACATCCTCTTCCGAGGCGTGCAGAAATACATACCGATGTGGATGAGGATCACAGGGCCGTTTATAAAGATCAACAAATAAGAAATGGACTGTATATAAGGATAGCGATATTAAAGGAATTACTAAACCATGTTTAAGAAGAATATTTTGAATTTCGTCGTTGCAGCATTGTTGCTGTTAGTGGCTGCTATCTATTTCAGCAAAGAGCAATTCAATCATTCTGGCCCGCAACAAAGCATTTGGGATAACGTGCAGGTCGATAACAGACCAGTAAATCCTAATCCTCCTGTTATAACGCCTCCTGATAATGGTCCGTTGGCAATCACAACTTACGAAGAAGCCTTGGCAGAGGCGAAGCGATCTGATAGAAAGGTGTTAATTGTCTTTGGGGCTGACTGGTGTACTTGGTGTCGGAAACTCGAAGGCACCATAAAGAGCCAAGAGGTAAAGAAAGCTATTGCCGATGGCAATATCATTCATATTCACGTCGATACAGACAAGAGAAAAGAATTGGCTCGCAAGTACAGCGTTCGTGGAATTCCAGCCTATGTTTTGATTGACAAAGACGAGAATACGATTCGTTCTGGATCAGGTTTCAAAGACCCAGCGAATTTTGTCAACTGGATGTTGGGACGTTGGGGAACAAACCAAGGATTTTTGTCTTGGCTATTTGGAAGATAACATGCTCAAAAAAATAATCTCAGGCGGTCAGACTGGTGCTGATATTGCCGGATTAGTTGTAGCAAAAAGATTGGGAATTCCCACGGGCGGAACAATGCCCAAAGGATTCAAAACTCTACGAGGCCCACAGCCTGATTACGCTGTCTTATTCGGCATCGAGGAACACAGTTCACAGAGCTACGTTCCCAGAACACACAAAAACGTCAAAGATAGTGACGGTACGCTTCGATTAGCATATAACTTTGGCTCAGCCGGTGAGATTTGTACGCTCAATGCCATCAACAAATATGGCAAGGTTCATTTGGACGTACACTTGGCAAAACCACAGGATGCCAAGGAAGTAGCCAAGTGGATATTGGAAAATAAAATAGAAACACTAAATATCGCAGGGAACTCCGAAGAAACGGCTCCGGGCACCTATGAGGCGGTTAAGCAATATTTAACCGAAGTCCTAAATTGCCTTGAGCAACTTAGGGAAGAGGAGCATATATAAATAAGCCATTAAAGGAGGAATATGTACACAGTAACCTTTGAAATCGACCTATTGCACGCTGGAAATTATTTCCAAACTGCTGCTGAAAAAGAGCAAGTAACCGAAACACAGAAAACCCTGTATTTGCCAGTCGGCAAGCACGGTGGTACACCATTTGTAACGGGCAAGCACGGCGATACGTTCACAAGAGAAGGTTTGGAAGCAGCTTACTTGAAGAAGCTCGTTGAGGGCGGTCAAGTATTCGGCATCAAACTAGCAGCGTAATGCATCGTTTGTAAATTCATAAGAAGTCTCAATATATCCAGCAGCCCATTCTAATTCATTTGGAATGGGCTGCTTTTTTGTTAACTTGGTATTTGGCTTATCAAAACTTTGTAGTTCCCAAATAGATGCGGGATGTTGAACCCAAACACTCAAGGGTTTATCAACATAAACAACTTCTTCTGGTTTGTAATATGCCAACCTATTGTTTAAGTGACCTATATAACAATTCCAATTGTTGGATCGGACAGCATATCCATTGCTTGCCATCCATTTGCCGGTGTGTTCTGTAAAAGGACAGAACATGCGACCATCATAGGTTGAATTTTCTGATAGATGGAAAATCCATGCCTGCCAATATACCAATTTAATCTTAGGGTTCTTAAAGTGTATTGCTACTTCATTGCCTATAGATGGGTGATACCAATCGTCGTCGTCGGTTGGCAAATAAGGCTTGTTGATATAATTTGTGCCATCAACAAAATTCGGTGGCAATTCCGTTTTGAGGCCAGTTGATCGAAAACTTCGGATCGAAAGATTTTTCAATTTTTGACGATATTGATAATATGAGATAGGGAAAAAAGAATCCCACTTAGCCAAATTGTCTATGCCAAATTGTCTATAAATTTGATCGGGTTCCCATAAGGACGCCTATCGTTGGTCGAATTTTTAATCGACTCGGCATGTTGTTCTGAATTTAACTTATCCCAATTTTCTGTTCTTCTTATAAGGATGTTGATATTAGGTTTTTTGAGCATGAATTATTTATTCAACATATCTTTCTTTGTCACTCATTGAGTTTAACTCCTTCTATAGTCGCTTCTGGGTCTATAAATGGCTCTTTATTGGAAAATACAAAGTCTTTAGAAGCATACGAAGTGACTGGAACCGATTCTTTGCCAATCGGTGGTGTTATTTCATATTGCCGTTTATCACGGAAAACTTCTTGTTTACATTTGCCACATCCGACTGCTCTTTCAAACACACATAGAAGAATGTCAGATTGTTGCGTGGTTTTCGTTTGGCGCACTTTGCTGTGACGGCAGCGACAAGGGGAGTAGATCAGGTTGCCGGTAAGCTCCCCTTTGTCATTTTCCTCAAATTGTTCTCCACATTCACAAACAACAGATCGTGTTTTGACTGCCATGATGAAATCTCTTAGAACTCATATTTGAATTTCTCTTCAAATAGGGCGATCAGTTCATCATTAAGACAAGCACGATAGATTTCAAGATCAAAAGTAATCTTTTTCAAATCTTCTTCGGAGACAAGTTTCTTAAAATACGGAGACAAGCACAAGTAATACGGCGAGATTTTCCCAAGACTGATCCATCGGAACAAATTTTTGTTGATAACGGCTTCTCGATATTTTTCGAGGGATGGTTCGGGACCGAGAGTTTTGAAAATAAACTCTTTGGTTTTTTCAAACGCATCCAAGACTTTTTGGGACGAAGCCGTAATTTTAGTGGTGAAACCCTTTTCGGAGACGACAGAATCATATTTTTTCTTCCACAGTTTCCAACGCTTCCATGCCTTCTCCCCGACGAGGATATTGGGTTCGATAAGGGGATGTTCATCGCTCCCAAGACTTATATTTTTCAATATATCGAGTTGGGCACGGACGTACAAGGGATAATCTTCCTCGTCCAGAATTCCTTGGGTTTCTCGCACGAATTTGTAACAAACCTTGAACATCAGCGATTGACGTGGATCGCCTCGGCGCAATTTTGTATGATCGTAATCGGGGAAAAATTTCCTGCTTTTTTCGATCCAGATAATGCACAATTTGTAGGCAGCAGATTCGAGTTTATCCATGCCATAATAGGCAATTGCATCGAGAAGTGGCATAAAATCATCCTCGGAATTTGACGAACTTTTCTTTTTGGCCATTGTACCTCATGCGCAGGGAAGATCAACAGGAATATTTACGCTTTTCGCTCTTGAACATCGGAAGTTTGTTGCTATTATATCGAAAAGTCTCGTCGTTGGACTTCAAAGTGACTGAGAAGGAAGCTCTAAGTACAGAAATGTATAAGCGGCTAGTTACCGCTTCTTCCCACTTGAAATATTTGAGAGTACCCCCTCGAAGAAATTCAAGTGAAAAAACCGACCGCCTTGACAGGTATCAGGATGGCCGACAAGAACCATCCGGGTCAGCAGCGTAGGTGTGCCAAGATTAGCCAAAATGCCGTATTTCACTTAGCAGACGAGCAAGTGAACTAATCTATGGTTTGGTTGCTGCATTTTTCATTGGGTACACTGATTCTCCGTCTCAGTACGGAACATTAAGTTAAGCATAGTGATAGTTTGGTAGAGTTGAGAAATCTCTCTACTAAAACAAGAAGAAAGAATATTACTCTATAGTATTCTTTCTTTATAAATCACTATAACTTTAACACGGCTCTTGGTATGCGCATATCACAATAAAGAGCTATAATTCAGTAACTTCTCTTGTTTTAATTCCCAATGAAGGCTATACTTAGCTAGGTTTATCTCAGTGGCTAAATGAAGATGGCGCAAAATGGACCTTGTAAAGTTTTCCGAATTTCTCGGAAGTTTGGAGACAAACAATTGCCTTTTTCTTTTCGAGCCAGAAATCTTGGATTTCACCGAAAAGAAAGAAGAAATCAAGTTGCATATTCATGCAACTGGTGGTCAGTCATATTCTTTTGAGATTGAGAAGGTAGATGACTTAGAGAGAGTAGCACAGTTGTTGACTTACTCCCTGTTTGCCAAGGGATCGAGGGTAATCACTTGGAACTGGAAGAATTTCGCAAGCTATGTGCTTGGCAAGACCAAAAAGCCGCTTGTGTGCGAATGTGCAATTATTGATTTGAAAATAATCGAATCATATTTGGGCATGAAATTGGCTGCGCCAAAGACTTTGGGTGAAGCGTTAGGTCGGATGAAAAAAGTAATGGCAGAGCCAAATTACAAAAAATCCTCGGTGATTTATCGAAATATTCAATTGCCGCTTATGACCGCTGTTTTGCCGCATCTCGAAACGGTCGGAATAATCGACCCGGATTTTGAGGGTCAATCCTACGCTTATTACGAAATTGACGGCCAAGAAAATGGTCGGCTGCTTTGTCATAAGGCTTATAGCAAGGGCTATATCCCGCATAATTTGACCGAAGAAAAGCGGGCCAAGTTGAAGCCCCTTCCCGATCAATTTTTCATGTATTTCGATTTCAACAGCATGGAAGTTTTCATGCTGGCTTGGCTATCCAAAGACCCACTATTAACCGAACTTTGTCAAAAAGACGACGTATATTTTTCACTTTACGAAAAAATAATTGGAGAGCAGACTAATTTAAAAGAGGCAAGAGATAAATGTAAAAAATTCTTCTTGCCGGTTATATACGGAATGTCGGCTCATACTCTGGCTGACAGGCTCAAAATTGCAGAGGTCAACGCCGAAACAATTGTAAACCGTATGCACGAACTTTTTCCAACTGCTCTGGCTTGGGTACAGGCTTATCAAGATCAGGTAAAAGAAAGAGGCTATGCCGATGATATATTTGGCAAACGCCGTTATTTCGACGGAAAAGAATATAGAGTACGCAATTTTTGCGTCCAATCTCCCGCCTCAATAGTTTGCTTAGAAAAACTAATCCAACTTTATCAAGCTCTAGTTCCTTTTACTAAATTGGCCTACCACGTCCATGACGGGTATATGGTGTACACGTCGAAAGATAAGTGGAAGGAAGTTTACAAACGAGCTATAGCTGCCCTCTCGTCCGAGAGCCAATTGTGTCCCGGCTTAAAGCTGAGGGTGTCTGCTAAGGCAGGCAAAAATCTCAATGAATTAAAGAACGTAATCAAAAAGGAATAACGTAATCAAAAAGGAATAATATGAAGGATATATGCGTTAATTTTCCGATTACCAACGAGGAATTTCAGGAATTGAGCGACAGCTTTACAAAACTTTGTTATCATGCCGCCCACGAACTTCAAAGAAAGAATTCCCGCAACAACTACACCGACGACTTTGATGATATAAGCCAAGAACTTCATCTGTCGATGATCCGTGCTGGCTCGTATTTCAAGCGTCAGGTTTATATTGAAAATTGTTTGGAGCTTGCCAAAAAGTATGCGTCCAAGGATAAGTTCCTTTCCAAAATCGTAGCTAATTTGGACGAACTTTGGACTAATCGTACACGACATGGGGCCAACCGCCAGAAATTCGGTCCTCACCAAGAAGCCATTTTGGAAAGGATTATAAAGAAGGTGGTTCCCAAGGATGCCAGACCAAACCCACAGGCACCGCTCAAAATAGACGGCAAGTTCGCTAGATACTGCAAAGCTATCGTGTGGAATGGCCAGAAGAATATGGGTAAGAAAATTACAAAGGAAAAGGTCATCCGAGCAGGGCAAGTTTCCTTGTCGGAATATGACTACCTTGGGCCATCTCAGGCCGTGGTTTGTTCTTTGTAATTTGTTTCTATAATATGCTAGAAATGCGTCTTTCATTGACGCTATAATAGCTGGGAATGGGGTAGTTGATTGCCGGGGATACTTTACTTTTTTTAGATTTATATGTTATTGAAAAGTTAGTTTAAAGATGTATTTTATATTGGTTATAAAAGAAATCCCTAGTGTTGCAGTCTCACATTCTCTTGGCTTATGGGAACAGAAATATGCAAGCAGTCTACGTCTTGAACGAAGAGCCATTCTACATGACGATGGCTTCTTACAGCTTCCGAACTCTTAGACAACACAATCCAACCCTTCCAGTCTTAGTTTATTTTGTTGAAGATAAGTGCCGTGATAGTCGTGGCATTACCAACAAAGAAACTCTTTCTCGTCAGATAAAACTTGTCAACAAAGAAGAGTTATTCCAAATTTGTAAAGAGTTGAATATTGAACTCAAAGTTTACAACGATTTGGATTTGAAAGAAGAGAAGGGATATTTTTCGGCACAACGGATCGTCTTTGCAGAGTGCCCTTTTGAAAGGGTCATTCTGATAGATTCAGACACGTTCATCTTCGATGACATAACCTGTCTGTTTGATATTTACAAAGATTGCGATTTCGCTGCCACGACAAACACGTTTGGCGATCACTACCCCACGAATTGGAAGAACAAATCAGTGCGTTCTTTCAACTCTGGGGTTGTTTTATTTAACAACCACCTGTTACGCAAGTACGGTGAGGTAGTTTACGATTACTGTCTGAGCCTAAAGAAGAAGACTCACCCTATGGGTGAGTGGATTTATCAGGTTAGCCAAAATGCGACAGGCCGAGAAGAATTGGCTTTTACGTTATTTGCACTGGATCACGAACTGAATTATGTGTATTTTGATTCTGCGCATGTTGAGAAGGAGTTTTACCGTGGCCCGACCAAAATATTCCATACACTCTCTCAAAACTGGTTGACGTTCTTTTACAATCAATATCTCAAAATGAATGTGCCCAAGGTCGTAGAGTTCCCAACCCCTGTTCAACAAGAGCGAAAGTTGTTTTTGCCGAGTAAACTTATCCAGAGAAAAAGACAATGAAAGAGTATGTTCTGATCCACCCAAAGTTTTATGGCTCTGATAGGGTTTTGTTGATTCTTAAAGAGCGTCCCGCATGGCAGAAAGGACGTTTGAATCTTGTGGGTGGAAAGGTCGAGCCGGGCGAACAACCAGAAGCGGCGGCGATCAGAGAACTTCAAGAAGAATCTGGCTTAGGTACATCCAAGATTTCTAAGTGCGGAGAAATTATTGGCGTTGATTGCGTTGTTCATTGTTTCGTTGCCAACGTAATTTTTGGCGAATTGACGCCAAGAGAAGAAGAAGATGAGCATGTTGCTTGGTATTCTTGGAATGAAATAAAAACAGACTATCGCTTGATGCCGAATTTGCGTATAATTATCCCATTACTACATACAGAAACAAAGGGCTGGCGGATTGTCGATCAGGAATCGAGTGTAGGCGTTGATTGCCACAAGATTTCGGTCGAGTTGCCAATTGATGTGCCCTTCATAAATGGGTGAAAAATGCGTGAGTTAACTCCCGAAGAACAGGCAAAACTTGAGTTGCTGACGGACCCAGACGTTAGCAAAACTAAGTTTGCTTGGGACGAGACTTTTCAAAAGAAATTGCTGGGCATGTTGTTGACAGATCATTTCATGCTCGTTCAGAGCGTGGATAAGATCAAGCCAATCTATTTTTCGAGTGAAGCCCACGTTACGATTTGTGGTCTGCTTTTTGAATACTTTGCAAAACATCACACGATTCCAGAACGGTTTATTTTACACCAAGAGCTTCAAGACAAACTAAAAGATAGAGAAAAAGCGATCCAGATTTATTACACGGGTGAACTTCATACTCTTTACGAGTATTACGTTCCTGGTTTGGACACCAGAGAATATCTGCTTGACAAAATGACTTATTTTGCCAAAGTCCAAGCTATTAAGGTGGCTTTTCACAATTGCTTGGAAAAGATGAATGAGGCTCCCGAAGATGAAAAGACATGGGGTTTCGTTTATGAAGAAATGCGGCAGGCCATGATGATTGACCGGCATTATGAGCCGGGGCT